TTTTGGTTTAAAAGATGCTCACCGTTCCGCAAAAAAAGACAACCTCGTGAGAGATTGCCTATTTCTTGTTCTTTTCCATATCAGCTTTAATCAAATCATAAAGATACCCAGATACAGACTCTTTTTCTTCTAAGAACTTAATCATTTCTGTATTGCTTTTTGGAATTAGAGCTGTAACTCGTTTGTAATACTTTTTCTTGAAATCATTGTTGTAACGTTGAAAATCAAAATAACGTTCATCATCTTCGCTGACATTCTTGTTTACATATTTTTCGTTTAATTTCATAGATTTAATGATATACTACTGATGTACCCAAAGGGGGTTTACCCCTTTGAGCTAGAGCTGACTCTTTAGTGAATTGATGAACTTCTCTAAATCCTCAATTGCTTGAGAGTCTTTTTCTTTTAGCAATTTCAGTATCAATTCAAGAGATGCTACAATTACTTTTACATCAGAATTTGTCATATCTTCCTCCTTTCTGTATATAATTATATTACATGGTTCACACCATGTAAAGCATTTATTTTGTTTTTGTAATTAAAAAAGCAATCCGTTTCAAGATTGCTCATAATATCCTAATTCTTCGGCTACTTCATACACAAAATCATGCGTCCACTTCTCTACTTTTCTTCGTGATACATACAGCTCGCTTGCTACTCCGTCTGCATTTTTCTTGTCTTGGAAATATATCTCATTTATCGCTCTTACTCGCTCAATTCCATCATCTTCATCTAGTGTTCTACTTATTACAGCAGAGATAGCTTCATTGGCTTCTTCTGCTTTTTCTGTATTGCCTAAACCGTTTGGAAACTCACGAATCATCGCAATAATATGTGGATACCACCAATACTTGTATCTTGTGTATCTCTTCAAACTATCTCCTACATTCAAAATCCCTTAGTGATTCTTCTGCGATATATAGCGTGCCTATTTCTTTGTTTTCTCTTTTTTCTAGCGTTACTTCAGAGCCAATGATGGATGTAAGTCTTCTGGCTATATGCTGTTCTCCATACTTATTAACGTCTTTTGCAGGCACTAATGAGTTCCCATACAGCAAGATATTCTTAACCATCCATCCGTCCTCTGCTTCTAGTAATGCTTTCTTTTTTTCCTTAGTGTAACTATCCCACTTGTCTGATATCACATGTTTCTCCCAATCAAATATATAATTACTGCACCAATCAGAAACAACATCTCTATGACTGATACAGTTGCTATGATTTTTATTGCGAATGAAATTATCCAATTAAATGCATATAAGACACAAACTAATGTTCCAAATACAATTGACATTTTTTATCCCTAATCGCATCCACAGCTTAATTATCTTAAATAAGCATTTTCTTCTTCTAACTGCATGATTCTTTGATTTACTTTGTGATTGTCTTCGAATATCTGCTTATTCATCTTTTCAAGCATTTCAATTTGCTTTAGAGCAATATTCAATTTTGTTCTTAGCTTTTCTTCATTTCTCATAAGCCCAGCTCCTCTAACTCATATTCTTTATCTACTTCCATACCTTTATACATTGTGTTGCCTTTAAAGCATGGAAACCTAAGAGAATCATTATCTTTAAGACCTACTATAATGTAATACTCATCTAAGTTTGGCAATTTTGCTTTAAAAATGCATTCTATTTTCTCTCTAAAAGGCTTAATCACTGTCGATAAGTATTTCTTTTCTACATCGTCCAATACTTGTTCTTTGCATTCTGATAAAAGCCACTCCAAAGCGTCTCTTTTGCATTCAGTACAATTTTCAAGGCAAATCCCTTTATGCGTTAAATCATTAACACAACATGTCATATCTGATTGTGCCATATGCTTAATAATGTCTTTATATTTTTCAATGTTTCTCATAGCCCTAACTCCTCAAGTGTGTATTCTTTATGTAATTCCATTCCTTTATACATCGCATTAGGTTTAAAGTTTGGGAGATTAATACAATCTTCATCATAAAGTTTAATATGTACAAACTGTTTGGAACCATTACAAGTATCCCAAATTGCAATGTGCTTTACTTTTTTTCTGAAAGGCTTGATAACTGCTGACAGATACTTTTTCTCTACTTCATCTAGAATTGGTTTCTTATATGGTTGAGCCATCCACTCTAAGATGTCATCTGTGTAAGTTGAAGGTGAGTAATAACGATCTGATTTGATGCTTTCATCAATTTTTTTTCTGATTTCAAAAATTATATTTCCAGGCTCTTTATAATTTTCATTGAACATTTTCTTTAATTCTTTTTTATAGTGTTGTAAATTTGTTTCTTTCATGTCTTTCTCCTTCTCTTAAATATTTATCATAGTCACTCCAATCAATTTTCTGTCCACAGTCACTGCAATAATTTAGTGGATAGTTATTAATGTGCGTGCGTCCACATGTAGGGCAAAGCCATGCACAATAACTGTTTTCTTCAGACGCATCGGCTTCTGTAGGCTTTTTTGGAGTGGCTTTTTCACTGAGTTCTTTCATCTTGTTTTCATACTCAGAAAAAAGTTTCTGTGAATTTGTTACTGACCTTTCATATGTATCTTCCAAATTGTGATAGTTGTAATCAGCTAGATGCAACAAATCTATCAATTCTTCTTTTGTGAAAGACTTCAATGTTGAGTCTGAATACATCTTTCGCCCAAGGCAGCCTCTATTGTTCATATGTTTTTTCCTTCTTCAGCAGATCTACAATCTTTGCTAGTTCTTCATATGTCATCACAACATTTACCTTTTCACGTTTATCAAATGCATAATACACTTTCCAAAAAGGTGGAAATTTAATTGCAACATTCAAATCAAATGTATTCATCTCTTTTTCTCCTAACGATTTCATCAGCCAATTCTTTGATTGCTTTCTCTCTTTGCTCTTTTTCGTTGGCTTCTTTTTCCGTCTTGAAACAGTTTCCACACTTCCAAAGACACAATGCATAATTTTTAGCATCCCAATTGCGAGAAATTGCTTGATTCAACGTTTTTGAGTAGTACCAGTATAGTTCTCCTTCTTTAGGCTTCCATGGAAGTTTTACAACACTGTAGCTTCCATTAATAATTGCCAGAAGAATAGTACTTCTATCAAATTGATTTCTGTTTATGCTATACATAAGTCCTTCTTCTTGCGTTATCTTATATCTAGGTCTAACAATATTTTTTGTTTTATTTTCTTTTAGTCTAAACTCTTCTCCGAGTTCAACACCTAGCATTTCTGCAATTTTTTTGTAGTAGTTCATGCTTCTTCATACTCCTTTTTGATTGCTTCCATGATTTCTCTGCCTTTTGTTCTTGCTTCTTCCTCAGTTCGGAAGCAGTTGCCACACTTCCACCTGCAAAAGTCAACACCATCATCACACCAAATAGACCATGAAGTATCACTATTGTGTGGCTGGTATCTCCAATATCTTTCGTATCTTTTTGGTTTCCAAGGCTTAGGTACTGCTTTAAATTCGCCCATTAAAAGAAAGCCAAGTATTTCATCTGATGCACCAAACCAAGCATCGTGTGTTGCTGATTGGTAATAAATTCCATCTTCTATGATTTTATACGTATTTAGATTTGCTTTTTCACCATTAGGTGTTGCGAGACTGAACTCTTCATCTAGTTCAAGCCCTAACATTTCTGCAAATTGTTCCAAATATTTCATCTTTCTTCCTCTAATAAGTCTCTTGCTCTGTCAATCGTCACACTCATCTTAAACGGTATGCAATCGTCATTCTCAGCGTCTAGTTCACATGTTGTACAATTGTCGCTCTTAATATCTCGTTCGTATTTTGTGCAAATGTGGTTAAAACAAATTATTGAATGCAATTCATTTGCCAAACATCTCAATTCTTTTAAGCACTCATCTAATTCTTTGTTATAGTTCATTGTTATTTCTCCCCTAGTGCATCAATTAAGTCCTGCAATTTGCTCAGCAAGCAGTCGCCATATAGCACATCAAGAGGGCATTCTGCACAGAATTTTCCTTCACAAAAACGCTTACACAACTTGTCATAGCAGGCATCTAATTCTTTTATGCATTCTTTTATTTCTTTGTTTTCGCTCATATCCTTGTCCTTACAGCTTTTCTATTATTTGCTGCAGCTTTTTTATCTTGTTTTCATACAGGACTCTGTTCTTATGAATTTTCAGCTTCAGCTCGTTTTCTTTAGCTTCTAGTGTCTTTTCATAGCATTCCTTTTTTCTGTATAGCTCTTCTTTCAGCTCTTTGACATTTTTATCTTTTGAAAGAATCTTCGGATTGTTCGAAAAATACCATTCGCTTAATTCTTCTTTGTCATCCATTGCATTTAATCACTTTCCTTTACCTGTACTTCCTATTCCACCAACTCTTTGCTCTGTAGCATTATCGTTATCAGCAATCAGATACTTGCTGAATACACCCTGCATAATCTTTTCGCCACCCATAAGCTCAACGATTTCATCAGTCATGTTTCTAAGCATGATTCCAATGTTTCCGTCGTTGGTAGGATTGCTGTAATAATCACTGTCAATGATGCCTGTGCAGTTGCTAAGTATGATTCCTCGTTTTCCAATCGAGCTTCTGATATGCAACTGTAATACTTCGTCTTCCTGCATATATGCCTTAACATCAGTCCATAATAGGATTGTGTTGTGGGGCAGAATAGCAACATTCTTTGGAAGGAAGAAATCATATCCTGCACTGAATTTTGTGCTTCTCTTTGGAAGCAAGACGCATTTCACTTTATTCTGTCTTGCTTCTTCTTTTACAAGCTCAAATCCTCTAATTCTTGCTGTCATATCCAATTACCCCTTTAATATCTCTCTGTGGAAGTTCTTCTGTACTTGATGCAATCTGCATTACTTCCCCACTTGAATATCCAAGTGATCGCAGTCTGTCCGTTCCATCTGCTAATTCAACCAATCTTCCTTCATTAAGAAGTTCTTCATTTCTCTTGTATGTCAACTGCTTGTAGATTCTGATAAACTCGCTTCTTCTGTAATCCAACGTGTCAGAACTTAATTGAGCCAAGCTCTTTGCTTCTCTGTACGTGTAAAGACGTTTAGTTACCGAATCCAAGCGATTGTACATAGGCAGTTCTTCTTCCATGGTGCTCCATGATGATGTACTTCTAATAAACTTTCTAAGCTCTTCCCATGCGTGTATTGCTTTCTCATCAGTATCTGGTGCAAGCATCTCATTTACTTTTGCTTTTACCTGTGCAATGTTTGGTGCAAACTCTCTTGCATCACTTGATATGATTCTGAATACAGCCTGTTCAACCACCTTGTATGGAAGTTTTTCGAATGCCTTGCACCACAGGTTAAGTAATGCTTTCTTTTCATCAGCATCCATGTTCTTAAAGCTCTGTGGATAGTTCACTCTAATCGTGTTCAAGATAAGTCTTGTGTTTTCTACATCCATCAGAACCATCCACCTTTCGCCTGCTGTTTAGGTATTACCCTTTGATTGAGATACTTTTCAAAATTTGCAGGTCTGAACAGCGTTTCTGGATTCACAAACTTCTCGTATTCCGTGCCTTCCCAATCCTTCCATTTTTTCGATATGACAGCCATGCAGTCATCTCTTGTGTGTCCTTCATTCAGTCGTGCTTTTATGTGCTTTACAGTTCCTTTTGAATACGTGTAGTGTGTTCCTGCTGTCTGATTCAGATAATCAATTACTTCATGCTCTGGACATGTCTTAACTTCTGGAGATTCTTCAATTGGAGCATCATCAAACAAATCAATCTGCTCTTCCTTTGGCTGTTCTTCCTGTTCAGCAACTTCTGCTTCTTCTCCATTTGCTTTTGCAATTACATATTTCTTGAATGCTTCATTCTTGATGTCTTCTGCATCAGCAATTACTCCTGCAATGAGCTTTTCACTCTTGCCCCAATTGTACTTGCCCCAATTCAGAATCAGAATTTCCTTTGTTTCATTGCAGTACTTGATAACTTCATGTTCCTGTTCAAGTCTCTTCAGAATTCTTCTTACTGAATCTTCTGAATACCCTGTTTCACGTTCCATTGCTTTAAAGCTGATTTCATAGCATCCACATAGTGATGTGTGTGGATTTGTAAGAAGATAAAGCATGAAATACTTGTCTTCTGGTGTAAATTCATCATCTACCTTTGAATCATTCCAGAAGTTAATAGATATATGTCTTGATATTGCCATTTAAATCTCCTCTATAGTCACGTATATTGATTCATTTTCTGAGTATTGCTTGTATACGCTAAGCCAAGCAATCTGTTTGTCATCATCGTATGCGACTTCGTTTAATGCATCGCATATTGTTTTTGCAATGTTGTCTGCATCTGGTTTCTTTGTAGGTCTGTTTTGAGCGTTTAGAAGCTCTTCTCGTGCCTTCTTTGATATATGTGTAGGAATTCCCAGATTAGCTACAATTGATACTTTTAAAGCTCCATTTAGCTTTGTATTGCCTATCTCTGATAGATATGTTGCTTTAATCAGCTGTTCATAGTCTCTTGTTTTCTGTGGTGTGTATGCATGACCTGCTCTTGTGAATCTAGGTCTGCCTTTTGGAACGATTTTTCCTTTGATTCTGAAACTCACTCTCACAGATAACTCTTCCCATACATCTTGATAAACTCACCTCTTGCATCTGGCTTTGGTACAGATGGATGAGAAGAAACAAATCTTTCTTCCCATTTTCTCTGCGTATATGCTTTGAGCCATCTTGCTCTCTCTGGGTCTCTGTGAACCGAATGATTTCCATCAACATGATGGTATGAGCACAGATAGCACCAGCATCCATCTCTGTCTGATTTGCTTCGATATGGACCGTTGTAAATGTGATGTACATGCAGATTCATTGTTGAATTGCATATAAAGCATTGCTTTTCTTCTGAAACTATTGATTTTCCTCTAGTCATTGCTTGCGTTACCCCATTCTCTTGACAGCTGATTTTCAATTAATCTCAGCTCTAATTTGATTGTGTTTATTGCTTCAAGATTTGCCTTGTATACTGTTTCTGCAACATCTCTCTTGAATCTTGCTTCAGCTACACTTGGGATTCCGTAACATGTCTTATCAATCATCCCAATTGCCATCCCTTCATCTCTGAGCTTCAAACACTCCTGTCTTAGCAGAATCTTGTAATCTCTTTCTGCTGTTGCATATGCAGTTCCACTCTTTCTCAGCTCTTTTACTGACAGTGACAACTGCTGTTTTTTCATCTGAAGCTCAGTGTATAAGTCGTATTCTTCCATCTGTTACCCTAGAATGGAAGGTCATCATCTGAAACACTTACAGGTGTTTCTACTACCTCTACAACTTCATTCTGTTGTGTTTTAGCTGAGTTATCAGACTTGGATGACAAATACTCCACAGTATTTGCAATCACTTCTGTAACGTAGGCTTTTGTGCCATCCTGTCTGTCATAGCTTCTTGTCTGTAGTCTTCCATTTACACCAATCATGCTTCCCTTTTTTTGATAGGTGCATAGGTTTTCTGCTGTTTTTTCAAAGCATACAATCTGTGGAAAATCTGTATGTTCCTTGTCTTTATTTACAGCTAGAGCAAATACACAAACCTTTGTTCCACTCGGCGTTACTTTCAATTCTGGATTTGCTGTAAGTCTTCCTGTTAATACAACATTATTCATTCTCTGGTCTCCATTAATCTTTCCTCATAAACTGCAATTGCCTTAGGAAATTCATCGATCTTGTAGGCAATCTTCAATGCATCAATCACATCTAGATTTGATGTATTTACAATCTTGCGAATTCTGAACAGCTCTTTGCCTTTATCCAATTCTCCAAGCATTAACTTTGTCTTGTCAGTACTCATGATGTACTCACTTTCAAATATCTCTGTTCTATAGCTTGATGCCCTGTCACTGTTCAGTAATCTGTCAACGATTAGAAATGTTCTCATGTCATTGTCCTTCTTTCTTTTACTTCTTTAATGTGATTCTTACACTTGCCTTGATTGTCGATTCCTTGCAGTAGGCTTCATACAGTGCAGGACTTTGATTCTGCAGTTCCTTTGAATCAAATCTTTCTGCTGTGTGCTCTGGTGTGTATGAAATCGTGAAACAGTCATTCTTGATTTGTGTCACTCCATACTTTTCCATCTGCTTCATCAGTTCCTGCTTCATTTCATCCTGCTTCGCCTTGATTGCTTTCGATGTTTCTTCAAGTTTCTTGATGTATGCAATTGTTTCCTGTGGAACCTGTGCAATTCCATTTTCATAGATGATTACATCATTTGCCTGTAATTCGCTCATGCTCTCTTCCTTCCTTCAATCTGCGTGATGATTTGATTTGCTAGCTTCTGTGGCATATCGTTCAGACAGTCTAATTCATACTTCTTCAGAAGCTGTTCTAGCTTGTCTTCCTTGCCCTCATAAACATTCAAGAAATACTGCTTCTGTTGCATTGTGATTAGTGGGATGTAGTGTTCCATTCCATTGTCTGCAATCTCTTTCTTGATTCTTGATTCACTTGTCTGTTTAGCTTGGCTGCCATATGTGTATACAATTTTGTTTGTACTTAGGTTCTTGATTGTCAGCCCTGTAATCTTGTGATTTTCAACTGTCATGCTTTCTACGCTGAACTTGTCATAAGTAGTAGGTTTTCCACCTTTATCTGCTTTTTTATAAAGGTCTGCATTAATCCAAATAAATGATGGTGCTGTGTACAGCTCTCTACCGATTCCCCAATTGAAACATGCTCTTTTGAAGCTGTCGGATGCCTGTCCTTTTTCCTTCTCTGTGTAGGATTCTGTTCCTACATCCTGCTTAGAAATCCATGAATTCTTATCTTCATCAAAGATAGAAACTGTGCAATACAGCCTGCCACCAATGATTTCATGTTCACGTTCCCAATTCATTGGCCCAACTGTTTCATCAAGGATATTCATGTCGCATCTAGCATCTTTATACAGAAGCAGGCTCAATCCCTTATCATTGATTGTTGATACTCTTGCATCAACTTCATCTGCTCTCAATTCTCTAAATGCGATTTTCATTGGTAGTTCTCCACTATGTATTCTGCTAATTCATCTGCAATGTATTGTGTATCAACATTTTTTGCTACTTCGAAATCAACGCCATAAAGCATCACGTCTGCCATCTTGCATAAAGCACTGACCACTTTCATGTCCAACACGCTTGCATCTTCTTTGCATTTCTCTTTGTACATCTGTTCCTGTCTGTCTATTTCTAGATTTCTGACTGTTTCTGCATAGCTGTTCATTTCACTTTTTCCTCTATTCTGTTGATTCTGCTCGGCGTGCTTGTGTTGTTTACAACGATTTTTTCAAGCATATTCCGAAAGAGTCTGTATCTTACATTTAGCATTTTTGACAGATTTTCCTGGAATGCTGCTTCTTCATAAATGTATCTTAATGACTTTATTGTTTCTTCTGATAAGCCTGTTGTTTTAGAAATATATTGAATGTCTTTGCATTCTTTCTTTTCTGATAAGCCTAAAAGATAATCAGAAGAAACATTCCACATATTACATAGGTTATGAAGCCTATCTATTGAAGGGGTGGCTTCAGCGTTTTGATATTGCAAAAACACTTTGTGTGTGAAGCTTTCATAAGGATATCTTTCTTTATATTCTCTTAAAAACGCTGATATAGATTTGTAGTTTTGTTCTTTAAATAGAGAACAAAAACGTTGTGAAAAAACTTTTTTAACGTTGTCCATGTCATTGTCCTTCTTTCTTAATTTACTGTGTGTATGATTCTGTATCTCTTCCACTTTTTGCCATCTTTTCCATATTCAAATTCATCAACGACTCTTTCTTTGTCACCCTCTACAAGTAACTTCTTTTTTAAATCGAAGATACGTCCAGACAGCCTTGTTTCTTTCAGCTTTCCAAATGCTTCAAAGGATGTAATTCCATTGTTGGCTTTCATGTATTCGTATACTTTGTCTACTCTGTTCATACTTCGCCTTTCCCAAATAGCAGATAATCTGACGAACAGTCTAATGTTTCACAAATCTTCATTAGCTTTCCTGTTGTTGGGATTGACTGTTCATTTGATGTGTAGTTAGCAACTGCTTCTCTTGTCAATCCAATCTTTTTTGCTAGTTCTTTCTGCGTGATCTTCTTTTCTTTCATCACTTTGCTAAGTCTTTCTCCAAAATCTGATTTCACTTTCAACTCCCATATTTCATTATTATTTTTCGTGATACAAATGCTGTTGCAGCCATTGCGATCATCACTCTTACATCGTTTGCAAATGGTGCCAGAAGTAATGTGATGAAGAATGTTATTCCCAATGCATTCTGTATTTCACGCCTTAAATGTCTTTTCATGTCCTTGCCCCTTTGATAGAATAGTCTTGCGTTAATTCGCAAGTTTTTTATTTGAGAGATGCGTTGCTTTGGACTGTTTCGCTTCTCTCTTTTTTAATTCTTTGGCAATCTGTATGCTTTCAACGGTTGATATGTCATACCCATCCCATTCAGTGAAAAGCTCATCTAAATCAGACTGCCTGTACAACCATCTACCACTTTTCGAAACCATGATTGATGGAAGTATTCTCTGCTGTCTCCACATGTCGATTCTTGAACGACTGACCTTCATGTACTTTCTTGCTTCTTCAGTTGTCATAATCTTTTCTTGCTGTGGTGACTTTGCTGCATTTAATGCATTTTTTAATTCATTAACCTCTTCCAAAAGGCTCTGAATCTTTTGTGGTATTTCCAACAATTCCATATGCCATTCCCATTCCTTCCAGATATCCCTGCAGGAAGTAGTAGAGCTTTGTTCGCTCTTCTTCATTTGACTTTTCAAATGACAGCTTCATGTAGTTCTGGAAGACGTTTCTCTGTGTTTCTGTTGTTTCCATATTTTCCTTTCTACGAGCTTATCTGCTCGGTGTACACCACTAGGAGAGACAAAATGAATTAGAAGGGTAAACGTTTAGTGATGTACACCCAGAAGACAAGCTTCTGTGTTCGATTATCAGTAGCATTTAGTACTGTCAAATCTTTCAATTGTGATTAGGTCTGTTTCATTGCGTTCAACTGTGTCTAGATACTGAATTGCTTTTCCTTCTGCATCTCTGAAGCTGTCAGCTTTGAATTCCTTCCAATATTTGCCATCATCCAATCTGACTAATGCCATGTATGTTTTCATATCCTTGTCCTTTCTGCGAAAGCCACTCTTTATATGGTGGCTTTTAATTGCTCCACAAATGTCATTTTCTTAGTTTTGACTACCCAAGCCCCACATGCTACCGAAATACTCATCAATCTGTTCAATGGTGTCATGAAGCAATTCCATTTCAGATGTAAAGCCATAATGATTCTTTGACTCTTCAGCTTCCATCAATGCCATTGCATTTCTGATACGCCATATGTTTGCATCTTCAGCAACATTCAATTCAACTCTAATCATGTTCTTTTTCTCCTTTCTTTAAGCTCTGAATAAATATGCATGGATTTTTTCATATTCATCTGAGAAGAATTTTTTGTATTCTGAATTTATTTCAATAATTCCTTGTAACTTGTATCCTGCTTCTTGGAATTTCCAAGCATTTTCAAGTGCTCCTGTAGATGAATTTGAGAATGTGAATTCATTGATTCCGTTGTCTTTCAATACACTAATGAATTCGTCAACTTGATTTTCAGAAATGAAACTTCTTATATTTAGAATTTCATTGCCACTGTCTCTTGATACTTCATATTCATCCATGATTCTGTTTACACATAGGCTTTTTGCTTTGAATGAATCTGTAATGATTTTCATTTCTTTTCTTGCTTCTTCTCTTTCATCATCTGTTGTTGCATTGTTAAATGCTGTTTTGATTTGCTGAATCTTTGTGTAAGTTTCTTCGAAAATGTTTGTCATGTCCTTGTCCTTCTTTCTACTTTGTAAAGCATTTGTTTTTGTTTGTACTTATACTTTATCATAATTGACCATTTGATTCAAAACATAATTGACCATTTTATTCAAAAAAGTTCAGAAATCTCTTTAGTGTCCGCTTTTTGGTACAATAAAATCATATTGCTGGATATATACTTTAACTGCGAGGTAAAAGTATATGTCTAAATATAAAGATAAAAAACCATCTATGATTGAATTTACCAGAAAGTATGCAAACAATGATCAGGCCTGTGAAGATTTCTTCTTCCGTGCCAAGTATCCTAATGGCTACTACTGTGAAAAATGTGGCTGTACTCACTACAAGAAGATTTCTACACGAAATCATGTTTATACCTGTTCTAAATGCGGTCATCAGTCATGTCTGTTTGCAGGAACGATCTTCCAGGATTGCAAACTGGATCTGTATAAGCTGCTGCTTGGCTTGTTTATCTTCTTCACTTCCAACAAAGGTGTCAGCGCAATGGAGATGCGTTCTCAGCTGGATGTAAACTACAAGACTGCATTACTGCTGTGCAGAAAATGCAGAGTATTAATGACAGAATGCAATTCAGAAAAGATACTGGATAACATGTTCTATGAAGCAGATGATGGATAAAGTAGCCAAATATATTTTCAAATCTCATCCAATGACCCGCAGACAGATTACGAATGCTTTGAATGCTGCTTTTCCTATTTTTTCTCAATAGTGAATCTGATGGTCAATTATGTACTTTATAGTAAATATTCTAATTTGTAAAGTATTTTTACGTATTTTTATTAAAATATTTCTAATTTGTAGAATTTGAGTGTAAATAAAAACTACTCTACAGGTAATTCGATGAACTGCTTCTTGCTCAATCCACAGAATGCTTTTACATGCTTTCCAATTTTTGTATTCCAACCGTCATACAGTCTTTCTAATCTTCCGTCATCATACTTCTTGATAATTGGGATTCCGTAACTGTATAGCGTTTCACTACAGTCATAATTAATTTTTACGACTGCCTTTCCGAAAAAGCTCTTATCTCTCTGTTCTGGCAGTGGAAATAACTCATACTCGTATCTGTTCATTTTCTTTTTCCTCTCTTGCATACTGCTCTGTAATATGTTTCAAACTCTCTCTGCTCTTCATCCCATCCATACAGTCCAAGCATTTTATACATCAATATATACAGCTTTTCTCTACTGATATCTGGATGCTTGATTACAGCATTTTCAAACGTCTTGATCGCTTCAATTGTCATTTCTTCCATTTACATACTCTCCTCTATCATCTGCAACATGACCTTGTTTGCTTCTGTTACACTAAGTGCCCTTGCTTCGCTTTCAACTTTGTTGTCACATAATGTTTTCACTGAAAATATCTTGTTGTCCTGCAAAGTCATGATTACCATTTTTCTTCCTGCATTGAACTGTCTTTCAAAGATTGCAACTGTTTTGATGTTATTCATCATTTTCTCCTTTGATTCATTTCTTCTAACTCGTAATCATCATCAATCGGCAAATCATACTCATCTAGAAATATCACTCCGTAATTTGCGAGCTGACTTGAAGCCACCATTCTGTCGTACTTCGACCATTCACAATTTATCTTCTTTGTAGTTTTCATGATTATTCCCTCTCTTTCTTACTTTCCGTATGTGTACAATCTTGAGCCGAATTCACCAAATCTCATTACTTCGTTGAAGATTTTCTTAAGCATTAATGCTTGGCATCCATCAGTTGCCTTGTAGATGCGAAATCTTCTTCCATCTTCTCTTTCAAGCAATTCATCAACTGTTTCATCGAATATACTTGCTTCCCATAGCAATGTCTTTAGTGTTTCATCTTCAATTTCTGTGATTTGTCTTAGTGTTGTCTTTTTCATGTCCTTGTCCTTCTTTCTACTTTGTAAAGTTTTATTTGTTGTTTGTACTTATACTTTATATTATTTTCTCTAATTTGTAAAGTATTTTGATGAAATTTTTTTAATTTTATTCTGATTTGTAGAATTTTAATTATTTGTTGTTTACAATTTCAAAATATGTTGCCATACTAAAGTTATCTAGGAGAAAATATGGATACTATAGGAAATAGAATTAAAAAGCTCAGAAAAACATTAGGATTGAGCCAACAAGAATTTGCAGAACAAATCGGCGTTAAAGGGGGTTCTATATCTCTTTACGAAATTGATGCAAGAGAACCATCAGAAAGAAACAAAGCAGGAATTCTGAAAGAGTTCCATGTTAACCCTGTATGGCTTGATACAGGTGAAGGCGAAATGTTTCTGCCTTTCTCTGAATCTGATGAAATTATCCGTTTTGCTCGCTCCGTTACCAAAGCTGAAGATGGTGACATCCGTCTTGAGATTATGAAGATACTTGCAAGAATGACTCCAGAACAATGGGAAGAGTCTTGGAATCTCTGGTGTCGTGCAAAGCTCCTTATCAACGACATAAAAAAAGACGGTGCGAAATAACCGTCTAGAAAGCGTTCTAAGCAACGCTTTTTTTGTTTGGATGGATAAATTATCATTCCTCGTTTCCATCGCTCTCAGAATCAATTCTATGAATGCTCTCGCATGTCTCAGTATCATCTGCAACCATCACAGTGTACGCATACACTTCTTTTACCTGTTCCTCTGTCATATCTTGTAGAAACAGAACGATGTACTTAATCAATACTTTTTTCATGTCCTTGTCTCCTTTTCAGAATTTTAGTTTCACATCTATTTTCTGCCTAGGAAACAACTGCTTGAATTTCAAATCAATATCTCGCATATTTTGCGAGACTTCTTTTCTTTCTTTTTCTTTCTTTTCTTAGATAGTAATAATATCTATATAGTAAATATATATAGTATATAGTAATAGTATATAGTATATAGTATATAGAAAGGTATGCATACACTATGCATAGGGTATACATAGGGTATATATAGGGTATGTATAGGGTATCCATAGGGTATCAAAAACTGCATAAAAGCATATATACGGTACACACTATACACGCCACGTATACATATCCTTATATTATTTACACGCTTCGATTTTCTGACGCACATTAAGTCCTAGCTATAAAAATAAAAAAAAGCAGGAGACATGACTTTCCTGCTTTATCAATCCTATTACTAGGACAAGGACAGGAGTATTATACCACATGAAAAAGGAAAAGTACATTTACGAAAGAAAGACAAAAAAAGGTTCTCCTTACTTTCAGATTCAGATTGCATTCAAAGATGAATATGGACAGAGTAAGACTTTCTACGAATCTGTTCAGATTTCTGACTATGAATCCAAGTCACAGGCAAAAGCTGTTGCAATTGCTATCCGTGACAAGGCTCTATATGAGATTCAGACCAACAGAATCATTATTACTTCTCCTACTGTCGGTCAACTTTATCAAAAGATGCATGAGCTGATTCCATGCTCTTTATCAACAAAGAAAAAATATAATTTGCTTTATAGAAGTGGAATTGAAAAGTTCGAGAATACTCAGATTTCAAAGCTCACTACAGCAGACATTCAGAAGAATATAAACGAATATGCAGAAAACAAATCAGATGACTGCATCCACAGATACATCATTCTGTGGTCAAAACTGTACAGAGTTGCATTGATGCTTGGATATGATGTTGTTGATCGTTCTAAAATGGTGGTCGTTCCAAAATCAAAAAAAATCAAAAAGAAGAAAACAGTTACATGCTCTCAAGAAACTCTTAGAGTCATTTTAGATTATCTTGCTTCATACGAAACAACGAGCAATACAGTCAAGCACCGTGCAAGAATGATTTGGTATCTTATTATAATTACGAACTACACAGGCATGAGACCTTCAGAAGTTCTAGCCTTGAATGCAGAAGATATCACAAATGACTATATATCAGTCAATAAATCTGTAGGCTCTTCAAAAGATGAAACTGCTGTAGTTAAAACACCAAAGACAGCTCAATCCGTAAGGCAAGTTCCTGTTCATCCAGATTTGCTTCCAATTCTTAAGCAACTGAAGCAGGAACAAAAGACTTCTCCATTGCTGACAAATCTAGACGGTTCTTTAATTACTCCACTCCAAAGAAGCAATATGATTACAAATGTCTGTAAAAAGACTGGAATCAAATTCAACCTGTACATGTTGAGACATAACATGGCAACTGACCTAATAAACATGAATATTTCTCAAAGGACAGTGCAAGATATTCTTGGACATGCTTCATTCAACATGTCACTTGAATATGCACGTTCAACAGAAGAAGATAGAAAGAAAGCTGTTGATTCTAGAAAACTAAGCTAAAAAAAGCCTCTGCATTTCATTCTGCAGAGGTTTTGCAATATAGAGAGGATTGTATAAAATAGCCACCTATATTTTAGCAAAATACGTCAAAATAAGCTATATTTCTTGGACATTTTCTTGGACAAATTTTGATTTTTGCTTATTTATGCTGAGATTTCAGCTTTCAAAGAACCCACAAAGGTGACATTGCTATTTTTACTATTCATTATTATTCGTATATTTACGCTTTTTTTTGTACAAATTCAATATCTGAATATAGACTATTCTTGACTACTCGTCAAAAATTTTTCTTGGATATTTTCTTGGACAGTTCTATAATTCTTAACATAATTTTAGAGAGGTCGATATTATGGCAATTAGCGAATTACAAAAACAGCTTTCAACGCTTTTAATCAAATTACGCATCCGTCACGGATTATCTAAATTCAAGATGGCTACACTTGCTGAAGTTTCTGACCACACGTGGGATAGATATGAAACGGGTGAATCTTCTCCGACTCTTCCAGAATTCATTAATATTTACAACGAACTTGGCGAAGATGCTTTACGCGATATTATAAGCCTAATGTATCCAGATAAATACAATGGACTTGTTTCAGAAAGCAACATCAATAATTTGCGTAAATCTTTGATTCACTATTTTACTCACGTAGCTTCAGAGCGTGTTATTCGTGAATGGGCTTTTCTTACTTTTGGCGAGCACGGAAGCAGTGCATTGGCTCAATTAGAGATGTTCACAATGATTGACCACTTACCTATGAAATATAGATACATGATTGCTGAATCTATCAACAAATACTACGAAATGGCTTCTGCACATAATGAACTTGTTTCAACTGATGAAACACTTCCAGATGTTGAACTATTCCGTATTGGTCTAAATTTAGGGAAAAAAGCGACAATGGAGAAAAAAGAATCATATTCATTAACAAAGAAAGACGAGGATTAATTCTTCGCCTTTCTTATTTTTTCCATTATCAGCTCATACTCTTTAGGATACATTATCCTTACTGCTTCAACATGTTCATTTAATGCTTCTATCAGTTTGCTTTTAGATATGCTGTTTGCAATCATTTCAAATTCTGTAGGATTATCATCAACTGACCTTGTTGTGGTGCCTGTATCGCCTTCTCTTCTTATTATATAAAGTACAGCTAATTTCTCTGCAATCCTGTATGTTAAGTCATCTTCTTCTAATCTTTTTATTTCTTCATTGACTGCATTTAAGTCAATCATATTTTTTTATCTATTTTATCCATACATTTGATTGCATTTAGAATCTTATAGATATTATCTAAATCACCAGCAGTCATCTTTCCTCTGTCTGCAAGCTCTTCTAATTCTTTCATTAGCATTGCTCTTATCTTTTCGATGCAGTTCATTATCTCACCGCCTTAACCGTTATCAATCCACTTGTAATTGTACCTGCCACACTTAACTGCAACGCTAATTTCGCATAGCTGTTTGTGTTTTGTGGCTCAATTTTAACTACATCATGAATTGTTAATGTCTGACTATCTGTTGTTGCACCTACTGTTTCTATCGCCTGTGCTTCTGTCAATGCTGTTCCATTTGCAAGTAAAGAAGCTGTAACATTTCCTACTGCTACTCCTGTAGTTACAATTTGTGCATCAATTTCATAATATCCTGCTTGTCTCAGCTCTACTGTATTATCATTTGAATTCCATACTGCTTTAGCATTACTTTGCATTGCAATATTAAATGGAATATTTGTATTCGCTGTTACTGCTGTATTTAATATTCTTCCTTTAAACATTCTTTCTCCTTAAGATAAAAAGAGATTGCCATAAGACAATCTCTGAATTTATGCCTTACGCATCATTTATGCAAATACTGTGCCACCTGCATAATATGGCTGTGGAACATTAAATGCTGGAATTGGTGCAGGTCTCAGCTGACCAACAAGGTACTGATTCTGCAATGTCTGGCTCTGTGCAAGTGACAATGCAGATACCTTTCTTTCTAAATCATCAATCTTTGCCTGCTTTGCATTTAATTCCTGCTGACTCAGCTTATCAATAATTGCTCGTGCATTATCATTTTGGTTATTGATAATGTCTCTAGCATTCATGTTATCAGTATTCTTGATAGCACATGCTTCAGACTGAATATTGAAATTAGTCTGGTCAATCATTCGCTGTGTTTGACTTGCCTGTTGCAATGCATCATAGCGATTCTTGCAGCAACAATCTGCTAACTGAGATGACAATGCATAGTTGCCATCTTTAATTGCTGACTGTGTATCTGCGAAATTTCTTAGATTTTCATATCCAACAGAAGACAATCCTTGAGATAACTGCATCATATGCATATTTTCATTATCAGATAATCTTCCTACTGAATTCTGTAGATCATTGAAATTCATTGCACTACACAATCCTGCTTCTGTTACAGGCTGTTGTGGTGCTTCGCCTCTATTCCCAAAGAATCCGTTTCCCATAAAGGCAAACAAGAATAAGATAATAATCCAATAAGCACCATTCCCACCCCAACAGTCATTGTCTCTGTTTCCCATAACTGCTCCAATGTCGGCAGGTGTCATTCCTTCTGCTAAACTCATGTTTTTCTCCTTTCGCTATATTTCTATCGTTCCATGGCTACGATTAGAAACCTTTTCCTGTCATAATTCCTTGAATCTGCTTCGCTAGATTCTGTATCATGTTCAACTGCTGTTGATTCATTCCAGAATTCTGCATAACCTGTCTTGCCAGCTGTTCTGGATTTCCACTTACATTACTTCTGAACTGATTTAACATCTGTCTCAACTGTGGATTTCTTAATAATTCCATCGGATTCATGTTGCATAACCTCTTTCAATCTTTCATCTAAATATTCTTTTGTTACATACTGATTCATATCTGTTTGTCTTTGTTCTTGAACTACAGCGTAGTTATATTTCTGCATTGTAGGCATTCCATTTACCATGCTTTTTACATAAAACATTGGTGCTTCTGAATCCCACAGAACTACTGTATTTCCATTTGCTACAAGATATGACTTTGCTCCAACTTCTCCCTGTACCCAAATTCTAGAATCTGTTGGTTGAATTTGCTGTTGATACCCTTGCATCGGTGATTGCATCTTGTACTGATTCAATGTATCTTGCATGGGCTGTGTATAACCATAATATGGATAAGGCATATATTTTCTCCTTTGTATGCTTATATATTGCCATTTCATCTGCAAGATTTGGTGCAGTCTTCATCCATTTTTTATTGCTTGAAAATACAAAAAAAGTGCAAAAAAAGAGCGATCATTTCTGATTGCCCAATTCGCATGCCTTTTTTACTCTTTTTGGAAGCAATGGAGTATATTTCTGTATCTTATCGTACTTGGTTCTTAATATACGAATCATATTGTTTACAGTGCTTCGACTTACTCCAAGTTCGTATGCAATATCTTCTATACAACTTCCATGTGCTTTCATTGTCATGAGCTTTGCTTCACGTTCTGATAAGCATCCAAATTTTATAAATTCATTTAGACGTATCTCATTCCAAACTACTTGATGTGCCATTCTTGTCTCCAATAATTTCATCTGTAGACACTACTGTCAGCTCATCGTATTCTTTCTGCGTGAGCTTCTTTTTTGCTAACAGAACATTCAATCGTTCCTTACTCCAATAAGTTGGGTAGTACTTCTTAGCTAATTCAAATACTGCTTTCATGCTTCTGCTCCTGTATCTATGTCAGACAGAATACTGATATATGCAATGTCTGCCTGTGCCTGCGTGAGTTGTTCTGACAGTTCTCTAACCTTATCTGCAAGCGTTCTTTCCTGCAGATGGATTGTGATTTGATTTGATTCTGTATTCAGAGTAATCTCTTTGCCTAAGATTCTGTCATAGTATTCAGCAATGATTTGTTTACTAGATTCAATGGAAGTCTCTCTAGAGCCATCAATGTTGAATTCTCCGTAAACCATGTGATTTACCGCATCTACTAACTGAACCGTTGCTAAATTCTCTGTAGTACATACCTTCTTCAAATCTTCAATTGTCGTATCACTAAGTACAAACCTCAAATCATTTTCTGTATTGTACTCAATTACATTTAATTCTGTTTTATCAGATAATCTTAACTTCATACTTCTCCTTTACGCTGTTCTTCTCCAAATGTAAGCACTGTAGTATGGTGGAAGGTTATTATGTGCATGCCCTTCCCCTGCATACCCTGTATATTGTGTTGTATAGTCTACTTGTGCATTTGATGCACCCCACCCTGTAAACATTACACCATTACGTACTTCGTTATACCATTGAATACGAATAGGGGCAACGTGGTTGTGAGGTGGAATTTCCTTTCCTGTTAATGTGTGCGTTGCTTCTCCACCTGTAGACTTAACTGCGTATGAATTGCCTGCACCGATTATCATTCGGTCTTTAATCAGCTCCCATGTTCCACCCCATCTTGTACTTGGATTGAAGTCTTTGTCTTCTGTCGTGTAGATAGTACCTACAGGATAGAAGAAATCTAATACAGACCTAATTACACTCTGCTTGTCGAAAAGATAGCTATCTGGGCCAAGAACAACTCCCTGCTTAATCATTGCGAATGCGTACTGTCCGACACCTAAATAAGCAGTAGCTGACATGCTTTCGCCAAAGCTGTCTGTAACTGTTACTGCAATTGAGAATGACAGTGTGTAATACAAGTCAGTATATGCTTTGCTGAAACTTAAATTTCCGTTGCTTAATGTTGGTGTTACAGATGTTGCACTGCTTGCATCATTACGTTTGATGCTCATGCTTACAGTGTTGCTTAGAATCGTAGAATATGTGCCACTAGCACTTAATGTACCATTCTGCGATGTTTCGCTTTTACGCTTCAATGAAGCAGTAACATATGGCTTTGAATAAGCATAATACGTCTGCTCTACAGTAGCTGTTGACTGCAGGCCTCGATTGTCTGTAGCTGTTACGGTATATGTTCCATTAGATTTGTTACTAACGTAACCTGTATAGGTTCCTTTATTGTTAGTTAGTGTAACACCATCACAGACTACTGATTTAATACTCGTTGAATACTTTGCAGTAACAGGAACTGAAACCAATTTTCTAGATATCTGTTGCACAGTAACACTATCATTCTTTGCCTTGACTCCTGCGTGCTGTTCCACGAGTGAAATATCACCAATAATCGGATTTGAATCACTCGGCACATGCAGATTGAAATTACATGTTTTTGTATCTCCAATCTTTGTGGAGCCATTATATGTTTCAACAGATATCCCACCATATCCGACTGTAGCAGTTCCAATTTGGTCAAGCAATGATGTTGGTGGAGTCCATGAACAGTTGTCTACAACACCTGTAGCAATAGTTCCTGTTTTATTTCCAAATGAATATTTTACTGTATGTGTGAAATTAGCATGTTTATTCATATGAATAGTACATGCAACTCCTGCAGTGATATTTGGACTGTTGTTAGGATAAGTATTAATTGATGGTTGTGAAGCTCTTGGGATAGTACTGAGAGTTAAAGTAAACTCTCCATAAGGCATATTTCCATATCCAGATGAGTAATATGAACCAACTGTGGCTGAACCTGTTCCATCGGCATTGTGATTTACCCAGAATCCACCACTGACTAGCTTTACAGATCCATTCGCTGTCAAATGCGAATTGGTGTATCCACCACCACCTGTCACATTACAATCAACATTGTATGCCGAATAACCACTTCCATGAATCCACAGCTCAGTACTTACATATGAACGGTTATTTGCAATATCGACCTGTGTTTCATCAGCATACACATGGATAGAAGAATATGCAGATAATGCATGTGAACGTCTTTCCGTTGCCATACTACTGCACCACCTTCTTCAGTTTTCCGATGTGATAGAACACAGAAGCATCTTGATTCAGTACATTGCCATATTCCATTCTGTGCGATGCACTCATAAAGTAATCATTAACTGCTAGATTGTTCATTCTACTGTCTGGGCCAAGAACACCATTTTCTATATTGTTTGTATAGAAGTGAGAGCCATCACTTTTCTGATGAACATAGTTTTTTGAATTTGCTTTTTCGTAGATTCGCACACCCTGCGTGTCAATCTTTACGACCTGTTCAATGTTGCTTACACCTAGCTGTGCTCCATTTGCCAATTCTGTTGCTTTATCAGCAGCTATCTGTGCGTCTTTGGCTTTATTAATTGCATCTTGATATGACTTAATAGCACTGTTTGCAGATGCCTGTGCAGAACCAGCTTTATTTAAAGCATCATTTGCTGTACTCTGTGCATCATTTGCTGTCTGTTGAGCAGTACTTGCATTTGTCTGAGCACTGTTGGCAGTAGTCTGTGCATTGCCAATACCTTCGTCCACATCTTCTGGTGCAGGTGTCCAGTCAGTTGCGATGTTACCGAGTTCGAGTTTAGGACGACCTAATTTGAATGTTCCTTTTTTATTAAGTCCATAGATATATATAACTTGATCGTTTGATTTAATAGAATCAAATGTATGAAGAATTGCCGATGCAATGCCGTTAGTTACATTTATTCCAACGGTATTAGTAATAGAATCACTCGAATCTCCACGTCTAATAGATACCGAGCATCCACCAATTGCTCCTTCACATTTAAAAGAAAGTATGTAATCTGTATTCGGTTTTAATCTTTCTATTATTGACTTACTGTGCATATTATAAGACGTGTACTGCCACCCAGTTCCAGGAGTCGTAACAACTATTGTTGCATAGTCGTCCGCATATTCAATTGTGTGTTGATCTCCTGCTACTGAATTCCATGCCCAATCATTCAGATTATCAGAGCCATCAATTAAATTCCTTCCGCCAACATTTACACCCTTTAGCGTACTTCCAACAGAATATGACGTGCTCTTCGTGTCATCTGTATAGGTAATTATAGTTCTAGTCCAAATGTATGGCTTATCTGCTGTGGTATCTGGAACAGTCGTTTGCCATGTACCGTTAGGAGTGGATGTTCCATTATCCCAAATCTGATAAGTAACTTCCGTTGACTTTACACCACGTCCAGGACTTCCATTTTGACCGTTTGTGCCATTAGTTCCTTGGTAAGCGACAGAATAAGCAGTTGTAGAGTTACCATCAGAATAAGTAACAACTGTTTTAGTCCACAAATACTGACCTTTAGCAACTGTTGGTGGATTAGCTACCCATGTGCCTGTAGGAGTTGTCGTACCACTAGTAGATGCTTGGTAAGTAACAGATTTAGCTGTAATTTTAACAGAAGTTCCATCCTTACCATTAGTGCCATCTATACCTGGAATACCTCTTTCTCCTTGTTCACCTTTAATCTTAGTCCAAGAGTACTTCGTATGATCTGTACTGTCAGTTGGATTAAAGTCAGTGTATTGACCAATATAAAGCTTATTTGTACTATTAGAAACATCAAATCCTGTCTTGCCATCCGCACTGTTAGCATATGCAATATGGAGATAGCTTGTCTTACCATTAGTACCATCTATACCTGGAATACCTTTTTCTCCCTTGTCACCCTGTACACCTTGGAATCTGCTCCATGTGTACTTTGATGGGTTGGAAGAATCTGCTTCTACATAATCAACGTATGTACCAATATAAGTATTTGGTGTTTCGGTCATCTGAGAAGATGAAGTAGGATTAGCTACAGAAGAATACTTGATATGGAAATAAGATGTTTTACCATTTGCTCCATTCGAACCATCTTTTCCAGGTATACCCTGTTCACCTCGGATTCCCTGCAAGCCTCTTTCACCTTTATCACCCTTTGCACCTGTATTTCCCTGTACGCAAGATGGCTCTGAATAACTGATTTCACCTTTCTTGTTTTCGGTTCTCAGACGTTGCCAGATGTAGTTTGTTTCAGTCCATGCAGGTCTAGATTCACTCCATGAGCCACCATTCAGCTCTGTTGGAGATGTACTTACATACCACTCTGTAACTGCTTCGGAAAGACTCGATGTGATAGTGTTTTCTGTCGCTTCGTCAAAGCTACCAATCTGCAGTGTTTTGGCTTTGATAAGATTTCCATCCAACTCACCAAAATTAATCAAACTAGCATTGATTCCATCGCCTGTAATCGCTGTTGAATATGGGCCATTGTACCCACTCTTCGAAATGCCTAATCCATTCTTGTTTAAACGGATGCAATTAACCATTTGCTCAATTTTAGGTGAGTCACCAACAATTATTTCAGAAGGAAATCCATTCACGTAGTTTGTAACTACATATCCACCTAAGCCACCTTTAATAAGCTCTGTTTGATATTTGATTACTGCATCTAATATTGACTTTGTTACTGCACTGTCAGCAACTTTTGTTATTTCAGAAATTGTTGATGCAAGTGAAGAACGAACAGAACCAACCTTCAAAGAATCATATCTTTCTGCTAAAACGTCATACTTGTATTCAATAACCTTTGCTTTTGCATCTACTCCAAGCTCTGCAAATCTAACTGTTACTGTATCTCCAAGATTGATTCTTTCTCTAGATAAGCTCTTGTATTCTTCCGTGTCTTCCAAAGCCACAAAAGAAACATCGAGCGATACTTGTGGTACTCCTACACAATTATTCTTGATGTACGATTCCGTGTATGCCCTTAACTGCTCTACTGTCGGTTCTTTTTCAAAATTGGTTGAAAAGTCCTTAACCACAGTTCTCTTGAATGGATATTTGCTCGCATATTCGCTTTCAATAGGCGTTTCAATGCTTACAACTTTGTCTCCATTAGAATCCTTCCAAAAAGGAACTATGCCTGTGATTACTTTATCTATTGATTCTTCTTGTTCTAGGTCTGTTAGATTTTTGCCATACTCAATGACTACTCCTCTATCTATGCCTCTATGTGCATGCAGTTTGACTGTATAATTGTCAAACTCATATTCGCCACCGAAGCAATCTAGAATAGAACCAGCTACTCCACCAAGTCTCTGTCTGAATGATGCAGGTTCCTTCTGCGTGTACTTTGTAGCTGTATTTGAAATGTCAGTCCATACACTGAATGGATTACTTGCCAATGAATTCTCTTTAAGCCCATTTAAGGCTTCAAGAACACCAACAGCATCAAACGGTTTAACAGGTACATAGCTTAACTGATAAGAAATGTGTGTTGCTTCAACAGTCACTTTTCCACCAATTGGTTTTGTGATTGTGTCGATTCTGAAATGCTGAACTGCTTTTCCGTCAGAAGGTATTGCATCTACAATTGCCCCAACCTTGATATCAGAAAAATGCACTCCTGTTATTGGATATGTGAATTTCAATTCATATACGCCATTTAACTTTTCATGCACATAACATGTAATGCAGTCTGTTAAGCATCCAACACCTTGTGAATCAAATTTTGTTTCATTTGCTTTGTACAATACAGGTATCATGCTTTCTCCCTTACCTGCATATTTTCAAACGAATCAAACTCACCGTTCCGCAAAAAAGAGCAAAGCTCATGCTCTGCTCTATAATTCGTACCATCTTGGTTTTACTGTAACTTTTGTGATTCCTGTACCCAATATGATTGTATTGTTTCCACTTGTTAAACTACCCCATTGGTTTACTTTGATATTGCTGTTTCTGTTAGCTGTGCCTTCATATGCTTGCTTCGAATCGGTATCTATCTCAATGAATTCTGTTCCTGCTGCATTTATCACAAATACATTAGTTCCTACTGTCACAGTTCCTTTTCCATAAACTCTTATTAGTGGTTTGGATGGAAATACAGTCGGATTCAGAATACTTCCGTTTTCAGTGAATACTGTTTCTTGTTCACCAGATTTAAAATACCATTGTGGCTTGCAGTCAAATTCAAGTTCAAATGTGCCAATCCCACGTGCAAGTTTTATCTTTCCTTCGATTCCACTTTTCAGTCTTCCTAAGCGATACATATCTTGTTTGAAATCATCTTCAATTCTCACATATCCATCTTGAGATAGAATTGCACTTCTAAACGGAACAAATCTATCTTCAAATTCATGTGCAATAAATGCTTGATACGTTATATCAACATTTTTATACCTGCCATTATTGATATGCAGATCACCATTTCTACCTGCTATTTCATAGCTTGTATAGTCTGGCTCTGGAGAAGCATAGATTCCTGCATCAGAAACAAATACACCATAGTCTTTACAATTGATATTCCCAACAACTAAATTTCCGATCATGCGAATACTTCCTCTTCTTTCTTTCTGGCTTTTTCGAACTTAATCATCAATTCTTCTACAAGCTCATCAATATCCATTCCTTCAGAAGCATAGACATTGATTACAATTCCACCACTAGTCTTGTATTTGCTTGAACCTTCTGACTTATTTGAATCTGTAACGGATTCACCAATTGCTTTTACGGAAGCCTTGATTGACATTGAATCTGCTTCTTTCATGACTTCTTTACCCATGTCAGCCATTGAAGAAATTACTTCTGAAGCATTATCATCAATACCTTTTGACATACCATACATGAGCATCTTACCTACCCATGCAGTCTTTTTGGATGGAGAATGAATTCCAAAGAATCCCTTGATTGATTTCAATACCGAACTTGTAAATCCACCAATTTTGTTGATAATCCATCCTGTTACATTTGAAATACCACTCCAGATACCTTTAACTAGATTAGTTCCCAAGGATGACCAATTCATGTTATTAAAGATATTCATTGCTGACTGTCCGATACCTTTTAACGTGTTCCAAACATTAGCTCCTGTTTGCCTTAAAGCACCTGTAATCTTACTGATTAGACTACTTCCCAAAGATGACCAATCTATATTTTTGAACCATCCTTTTGCAGTATCACCAATATTTTTCAATAGATTTGGAATATTGTTAAATAAGTTTCTAATTCCATCAGTTATCCATTTGATTACATTTTTACCCATATCAATCCAATTCAATGCAGTCCACACATCAATGATTGCTGAGAAAATCTCTGGAATATGAGTTAAAAGTGTTGGTATTGCATTAACAATACCTTGTGCTAGTATAACTAGCATATTGAAACCTGCTTCAAGGATTTTTGGCAAGTTATCGTTAATAAGACCACAGAATTCGCTAATAATCGTTGGTATATATTGAATCATTGTTGGCAAGCCATTTGCGATACCTTGCACCAAATTCTGAAGTACTTGAATACCTGCATCTACAATCAAACCGAAATTTTCTCTCAATGATTCTGCAAACTGCAAAATCATAGGTAAGGCTTGTTCCAATAAATTAGGTATACCTTCGATCAATCCTTGAGAAAGACCTACAATCCACTGTGTACCACATTGAATTAACTGAGCTAATCCATCTCCTGTAAACCACTCAAATACTTTTGTTCCAAGTTCTTGGAAAACAGTTACAACTGATGACAGTGCTTCTGACATTGATGTATATATTCCACTCCAATCAACTTGTGTCATTAGAGTTGAAATAATCGTAGGTATAGTTTCAACTATAGATGATAACAATGCAGGTAAAGCACTCACGATTCCACTGACTAGTGCTGCAGCACTTGTTAAAAGGCTTGGAAGAAGCGTAGATATCATAGTAGGTAATTCTTTATTGATAATAGGGATAACTGCACCAATAGCTAGTACAATGCCTTGAAATGCTTTCTCTACAACAGGTAATACATTATTAAATGCAACAGTAGCAGATGATACAAACGTATCTACTGCTTCACCAACATTATCTAAGTATCCTTCTACTTCTGTATTACCAAAAGCAACTAGCAAATTTTCCCATGCCATCTTAGTCATGTTCAATGAGCCTTGAATTGTTGTTTGTGCTTCTTTCGCTGTAGTACCTGCTACGCCTTGCTTTTCCTGCACTAATTCGATTGCTGTAACAATATCTGAAAATGAATCAATGCTCATATCAGATGCTTTGCCTATAGACTTCGCATACTCGTTTGCATCATCAATCAGCCTTTCCATTTCTTCTTTCGTTCCACCATACCCTAGTTTCAAGTTGTCTAGCATTGTATAGTTCTGCTTGGAAAAACCTTTATATGCATCTGTAATTGATTCTAAATCACCACCAAATGTATTCCAGTTATCAGAAATTGCTCTCATTGCAACTTCTGTTTGTTTAGATGCTTCTTCTGAATTTCCTTTTAAAGAGCTTATCAACGATGCAGAAAACTGAGTTGCTGTTTCCATATACTTATTTGCAGACATTCCAGATGTCTTATAAGCATTGACTGCATTCTTCATTACTGAATCATATGCATCGCCATATAGTTTCTTAATTCCACCTGCATTTTGTTCATAGTCAGAATAAGAATCAACTGCTTTTTTTGTTAATAAGCCAATAGCTGTTGCTCCTGCACCAACTGCAACACTAATTCCTTTTGCTACTGACTTAGCTGTATTTGAAACCTTTTCTAATCCTTTATCAAAGTCAGAAGAATCCATGCTTAATTTGGCGAACATTTCAAATACGTCTACTGACATGTTTTTCTTCTCCCATAAAAATAAAAGGTTAGCACCCCATACTAACCTATGCGTGCGCGTCCTGTTTTCTGCTTTACCTATCTTTCGATAGTGTCACGCCCCTAGAGTTGCGACCTCTCCCTGCATACGCTATATTTTGTGATTGAGATATTCATCAATCTCTTTGCTTACTAGCTGAATATCATCGGTGTTTTCTCCACCTAGCTGATTTTTCAAGGTAGCTTGTGTTCCCTTCATTAGCAATCGTAAAATCACATGATTATCCTGTTGTTCCTTAGTCATCGTCAGCACTGTTGATTCAAGTGCTTTCAACCTTTTGTTGTCAGAATCTAAAAGCTCTTTATTATGTGCTACATCCCTTTCGAGTTTTGCAACAGAAGTCTTTGAACGACACCATGTAATGAATTTAGCAACTGCTGTTACAGCCCCTGCAACACTTGCTCCATAGACAATCCATTGAGCAATCAAAGCCCACACTTCAATTGGTATCTGTGCAGGCATTTATTACCCCTCAGTTTCGTCTACTGTCTTTTCTGTTTCTTCTTCAATATATTCTGTTTCAGAATCCATTTCTTGCTTAAGATTCAATGCAGATACACCAATCAGAACACCTACAAGTGTTCCTAATGCCTGTAATGTCTTTGCAACCTCTGCTGTATATGGAAGGTTCCAAATAGCACCAATAGTTGAGTAAAATGTTCCAATTGCAGGTAATGCAATTAAAGCTACCCATTTCAATACTTTGTATACTCTGTCATTTAATACCATTATTTTTTCTCCTCAAGGATTTGCATTTTTTAGATATGGTGATGTACCACTGTTTACCTTCGCACCACTTGATACATATCCTTCTTTCTTTCCGTCTGTCACTCTGTACCAGACTGTATTTCCGTTATATGCATAATAGCCATAGTAAGTAACGGTAGTTCCCTTTGCTAAGGTCTTTACGATAGATGCTTTAGTGGAAGCATCAGTTCGCATATTAAGTGCAACCTTAGTAACCATCTTCTTTCCTTTGCCATAGCCTTTTACAAATCCATGCTTGATTGTTCCACCACTAGATGGATTTGATACAGTGTATGGAACTGTTTTAGTTGTCTTCCATGACAGCCCACCACCGTTTCTGATATATGAATAGCCATCTAATAAGAACAGCATTTGGTTAGCTCTAAGCATGTTTGCTAGGATATAGCCACCTTTACTATTTCTGTATTTCTGTCTGACATGACCTGCACAGATTTCCATGTGAATGTGGTTTCCTGTAGCGTATCCAGAAGTACCTTCTTGATACATGATTTCGTCATATCCATAGAATTTACCGACTGTAAATGATCGTTTACTATGAGTTAATGCAAGAGTGATGTATCTTAATGCACCATCTGCACATAACACCTTCTTTGGTTTTCCATCTTTTCCGTAACTCCAGAAGAAGCGAGTATTTCCTGTGTTTGCATTTCCCCATGCACCTGCACAGTACCATCTTGTGTTAGGCATCTTGTTTCTCCAGACATCTACACCTGTATCCATACCTGCAAGGTCTACTTCAAAACTAGTATGTGAATAGTGATTTTTTCCATCATATCCAGAGCCAATTTGAGACACATTCAGACACTTCATTCCGAATATTAATCTGTCATAAGTTTCTATCTTGTTCTCCCTTTACAACTTTTAATCCTGCTTTATTTAGAACATCAGAAATGATTTCATTCGCACTTCTAGTTTCAACTTTTTTGTTTATCAAATCATAATATCGTGTGTTTAATCTCTTATTATCACTTTGATAAAACATAGAATCTGTAACATAAATGCGATATGTTTCATCTTTCTGCTGCTGTTTAAACCGTGCAATCAAATAGCACATGAAAGGTTTTACTTTGCTTCTGTTTCCTCTGTATTCTCCGTAGCAGAGCCAGAAGCATTCTGTTCCCCACTCTGTACGGAAGATTTGAAAAGTGACTGTACTGTTTCATCAGAGAATAAGTTGAATAAGTCAAATGCTAATGTTGCTAGATTGCAGTGATATTCTCCATCGGAAAATGCTGTCAAAATCTGCATTGCTTCTTTTTTATGATTCTTAATCATATATGAAACAATTGTTGCAATTGGCTTATCCCTGTATTTTTTAATTGCTTCATCAGCACAAATAGTAGAAATAGGTTCAACTACTTCTGCTAACACATCTAAAGCATCTTCATCTTTGATATCTTTAAATGCTCTAATCATGCTGCTACCGCCTTAGTCTTACCAGATGATAATGGTTGAGGGAATGTTGTACCATCTTGCTTGATATAGATGTCAAATGGAACTTTCTCTTGATTCTTAAGTGAATAGTGTGCTGTATATTCAAAAGCAAATTGTCCTTTATTTTTATCACCTGTCTGGATTTGGAAGCCACCTGTAGATAATGCATTCATTAAATGACATGCAATTACTCCACCTTCTCCATAATCTGCTACAAGCCAGAAATCATTAAAATCTGTGTCTTTTACTTCGTCTCTAAGTGTGATATGACCTGCATCGTTAGAATCTGAATCAGCTAATGCTGCAAGACTTTTTGCTGTTTTATCCGTAACAGAAATAAAAGTCCCACTTGCTTTGATCTCCCATGAATCAAGTTTCTTTAGCTCCTTCGTGTTCTTCGGACAGTTGTCAATGTCTTCACCAAAATCCGTAAATGTTGGTGTTGCTGTAATGTTCGTACCACCAGAAGTTGCCCCCATAATATCAGCATCTTTGATAGTTGCTGTTGTTGGGTCAAATGTACTGAGTACTACGCCTGCATTTAATTGGATATTTTTAAATGCGTCTGTTGCTACTTTTGCAAAAGTCATTTATTCTCCCTTAATTTGTAAAATAATCAACCAACAGGTTGATGTATCTGCTTCTAATCGTGTCATCTTCTTCATCGCTTACTGCTTGACAATAAGGTGCCCCAGGATTTACCCAAAGCATTCCGTCATCGCAAATAACTTGATTGTTCTCTTTTAACTTGTCTGTTAACTTTTGAACCATTGCGTTTATTTCTTTTTCAGATGTTGTACGGTAATACAATCTAACAGTATTTGATACTCGGTCAGTCCAATTGCCTATTGCGTTTTGATATGTTCCATACGGATACGAGATTTCTTTCATGTCTGGAACATTCGTATCAACATAGAAGGGAATCCCTAAATCATTGAACCATTTGTGTATAGCTTGAAATTTATTCATTAGGCAACTCCCATCTTTCTGCTGATACTACACTCATATCAATCGTCGAGAATGAAGGCGATGCTTTTTCTTCTGCATTGGATGTCACTCTAAAGATAACTCCATCTTCAATACGTTTGATTACGTCGTGATAATCTAATTTCACCTGTCTACTTGTCGTTATCCTAAATGTAGATGTAACTCCATCATGTTCTGCGATCTTAGCCTGCATACTATTGTTCTGCGTAATTGCACACATGATATGAGCACCTTCTCTCCACGTTGTTATGGTTCCACCTTCGCCATCAGATAAACGTTGTTTTTCTAGAATCACACATTCTTGCATCATTCTTTCATATAGCATCATTACAATCTCCTATAGCAATTCAATCTGCTTCTGAACGCATCGTACCATGTCACTGTTTCTCCTTTGCTGTTTGTGGCTTTTGTATAGCTATAATCTGCAAAGTTTTCGCTAGTGAATGGTGTTAATTGTTGCTCTGAATATTTGCTTTGATATGCTTGTATTTCATCTACTAGAGATAAGAAGTCTTTAGGAACTGCCATTGTGCTGATAATTCCATTAAACGTTTCATCTGATAGTGCTAGTTCATCTGTATACTTGTACACACCATCGTTGAATACACTTCCGTATATTCTGAAATATTGGTTTTTTTGAACGAAAGGGAGAGCAATTCTGCCTTCCTCAATCGTCCACGTTCCTTTAAAGCTATCTACAATAAAGAAATTGTTAATTCGCTTCATGATTTCGTAGAGCATATTGTTCTCCCTATGCTTATGCCTTTACTTTTAAAATGACGACTTTTTCTTCATTTGTTAACGCTGGCATACCAAATGCTGTACAAACGATTTCATCTGATACACCAACATGTCTATCATGTTCAACAAGTTCACCTCTCTTGAGGAAATATGTAATTGCAGGTGCATCATCTTCTGTTTCTGCATCATTTGTTAACTTGATAATTGGATTAAAGTATGCAGGAGTAGTTACCTTAGTCACTTTTTCTCCAACCTTTGCAAATGGTAATGATTTCTGTACTTCTGCTAAATTAGTTGAAGTAATTGCAGTTCCACTTTCATCATACTTATACCATTCGCTAAATTTTTTAACTTTCTTAGATACTCTTACATCGCATCCAGAAATTCTACCAATAGCACCATCTCTTAATACGCCTGCTTCGTATTTGTCAGCAGATGTAAAATCTGGGTCTTTTCTTAATGTAGACATTTGTTCTGGTGCAATAATAATGACTTTCTGGGATGCAACTTCTTCATCAAATTTATCTGTACCATCCACAATAGCTGAATACTTAATTACTGCTGTTGTATCATCTACGATATTCTTTGCTCCATATAATGCATCTACAGAATCGTTGTCTAACTTCTCTGCAATAGATTTTGCAATCTGATTTGTTGCTTCTCCAATTGGATTGCCATAGCCAGAAAGCTGTGCTTCATCTGTGATTTCTACACCCTTACCAATCTTCTTGATTGTGTACTGCTTCGTTGTGTAAGACATCTTTGTAGAATCAATCTTTTCACCTTCCTGCAAATCAACTGCTTGACCAATATAGCCCCATACAGGAATTGTCTTAGTGGAACCAGGGGTTCCCTGCAATGTTGTGTCAGTCTTCGTATAGCCAGTCATCAGTGATTTCTGACTGACTTTTGCGGAAATCATATCTGAGACTACCTCTGGGTCAAATACATCTCCGTTTTTAAACATTGTTACTGTCATTTTTTCTCCCTTATTTTCTTCCTGCTAAAGTGTTATACAATTCTGGATTCTCAGCATGCAGCTTTACTCTTTCGTTGTATTTCATCTTTGCAAATTGTTCGGATGTCACTGTTGAACCACCATTCGTAGGTGGAGTATCAACATCGGCACCTTTTGTGCCGCCTTTTGTGATAAATTCCGACCATTTTTCTTTTGCCCCATCTTCAAGGCTTTTTGAATCTTTAAACTTCCCATCATCTGCAAGTTCGTATTTATCTAGATTTGTGAGCTCTACAATCTGATTAATAGTCTTTTCTTTAATACCTGCTTCTCTGAGTAAGTTTGCATAGGCTTTCTTCTTTTTGCCTAATTCCATACTTTTTGCCTGCTGTTCTTTGTAGGTTTCAAAGTCTGCATGTTCTTTTTCATACTTTTCTTTGTATGAATCATTGTTTTCTGCACCTTTCTTTACAGATTGTTCAGCTTCGTCAAGCTGTGTTTGAAGATTCTTATTTGTTTCTTTCAAACCATTTACTGTTTCTGTGTGTGCTTCGATAATTGCACTTACTTGTTCTTCAGTAAGCCCCATACCTTTTAAAAATGCTCTTGATAATGCCATTTATATGTGTCTCCTTTTCTTCGGTGGCGATCCTTTGCCATTCAACACTTGTATTTTTGCTTGAAAATCACTCACCGTTCCGCAAACATAAAAAAAGTGAGAATTACTCTCACTTGATTTTTTCTTTCAGTACGGTCTGAAATATTGCTTTGTATTCCTCAGCATGTTCACTCGCAGATGGCTTAAGGAATGGCTGTGCTTTTTGTCTAGATGTTCCAAATTCTACATATGGTGCATACTCAACATTCGTTCCAATATATTCATCTCCATCAGCATATTGATGCCCAATACTATTTCTTAGGTTCCCTGTATCAACAGGACAAGCTATTTTTGCATAACCTTCTGCTTGCATTCCTATTGCTTCCATTGCCCTTTCAACAGCATTGTTCTTCTGATTGATGATATCCTTACGCCTGTCATTCTTAAATTCTATTTCACAATATTTAGGCATGTTATTTCTTGTCCTTCTTTTTCCCAAAATCTCCAAAGAATGCTTTAGCCATTTTTTCTCTGATTTTTTTGTTTTCTTCATAAGCTTTTTTTACATCTTTTGGAGCATCTGATTTTATTTTCCAAGTACGTGTTTTTTCATCATATTCATACCATTTTTTTTCAATCCAATTTAATTCAATCATAAATTTCTCCTATGAAGCCAAATCTTCATTGCTTCTCCTAGTAAATTTGGTTCTCCTAATTGCGAGTTTGCAAAACACTCTGCAAAGAAATCACCATCATCATCAAAACCATAGATAGAAATCAAAGAATCAATGTCAGCATTACTATCAATGCTTTTTGCAATGCTCATTAATTCTGCTCTATGCAATGCATATACTTTATAATAATCATCTGTGCTTGTCGGATTGAATTCATTTGCAACAATACTATTCTGTATCATATGCCCATACTCATGTGTGACTGTATATACATCATAGTTAGATTCTTTGCATGGCATAAAGCTTCCTTTCAACACATTTGCTTTTATTACTGAAATAGCTTTGTTCTTATTGTTAAATCCATTATCGCACAAATGCAATTTCAACGCTTTAGGATTTTCTCCAATTAAATCAACATAACCTAAAGCATCCTTAACATCAGTATTATTCACAGATGTTATAGCACTTGATTCAAGATTGTGAATAATCTGAAATCTGTTTTCTAATGCAATCAATTGATCTGTTGCTTTAGAAATCATATAACCATCTTGATTTCTTAAACTTTTACCAATTTTTTCAAATCCAACGACATTTCTAAGAGCTTTTATATCGCTATCTTGAACTTTTCTCTTGAAACTCATTATATCTAATGAATCATCAGATTCAAGCATATTAGAGATTTTTCTATTGAGCCAGCTCTGATATGATTCAACCGTGTTTTCTGTTCTTTTTCCTCGAATTCCTAAAACATCAGCTATCAATGTGCATCTACAGTTATATACTTCTTCTGGTCTTCCACTTGGGTCTGCAGGATACATCAATCCATTAGGAAACTTCTTGTTATACTCAACCTTTACACCATCTAAATGTGCATGACTGTCTCTAACTCTTCCATCATGAGCTGATAGCCATTCTTTTTTGAATTTGATTCCGTTGTCGTGTGCCTGCTCAAATCCTCTCTGCCTTCCACCATTCTGTGCACTTGTAACTGCTGTTCTTGCATTTCTTACAGCTGATTTCTTATTGCTTCCCATGACTGCATAGAAGTCTTTAGCGATCTTTGGAATGCTTTTGCCTTGCACGATTCCACTAGTCAATGCTTGCTGAATTTTCTTTCGATTCCATGCATAGTCCTTTTTCTTGTCAACAGACAGTGTTCTGAATTCAATATGATTCTTGCCTGTTGCAAGTTCCTTCACTGTATTCTTGTCAACAATAGTAAATGCAATGCCTGTTTCCTTTTCAAACTCATATGCAGTGTAATTGTGATTGTACGCAAATATTTCTGGAGTTATATCATTGATATAATCAGATGCAATTACATTTGTATCTGTGATCTTCTGTGCATAATCATCTATTAACGTCCTCATTCTCAAATCTGAATTCAGCCATCCAATACGCCACATCTTGTATTCTTCTTTAGTAATCTGACCATCATTCAACTCTTTCAGCTTCTTCTTGTCAGATTTAAGAAAAGCAGAGAAACTTTTTCTCCGTTCCTCTGACATTTCTTTATACGCTTTTCTGTAAACGGAATCTAAATGCTCAACAATTTCATCTAACGTGTTATCAGTCCACTTATCTGCTTCATTTAAAGCTAATTTAGCCATCATTTACTCCGTTATGATATCTTCATCATCTGAATCTAAATCGTTGTCAGAACCGTTGCTATTCTCTTTATTTTCACCATCATTAAACTGCTCATAGTCTTCAGCTTCTTTGTTTTTCAAAATGGTGCTGATTTCATCAGAAGATAAGAATGGCAAATGCTTCAGAATTGTTTCGTTATCTAGGTATGATGAGCATTCAATAACCATATCTGTTTGCTCTTTTTTGTTGCTGATTTTATTTCTTGTAAACAATGGTATGTATTTCTTACCCAATGCAAGTTCTGTTAAATTCATAACAGTATCAACAATTTGTTTTTCATATTCATCAGCTTCCAAATCCATAGGCTGATAGCCTGCATCAATATGGTCATTTGTGCTTCCTGCCTCTACTGTATGTACATCCAACACATGAAAATCTTCATACATATCATTCTTGATTTGCTGCAGCGTTGCCTGTCTTGCTTGAAATGGAATTTCTTGTGTGTACGGTGTAATTGTTGCTTCATCAACTTCTGTAACAGTTGCAACGTGTCTATCACGAATGTTCTTCATCAAATCACTGATATCTTTATCATCCATTCCACCTGCATTGTTAATCAGCCAATAAATTTCGCTGCAGTCTTGAACTGTGTCAATGAATCCATTCTTAATCAAGTCGTAAGCATCAATATGTGCCTTTAAGAATACATTTGTTGATTCCTTATATCTATTCCCAAGCAATGGGAAAATAGGCAAATTAGAATAGTTTTCTTCATTGATGATCTCTGGCTCTGTGTCTGCTTCTGCTTTCTTGTAATTGATTCTATATGCTGATTTTGGTTTTGTTACTTCATAGTTTCCTGTTCCAAATCCATCTTTACTGACAAACTTTGTGTATCCATCTTCCTCATATAGCACTGCATTCACAGGCTTATTATCATCAATCTGCCAGAATCGAATTCCTGCTCTTAATGAACCTGTATTCTCATCCCACAAAGGCACAAACTCTGTAAGTTTAAACACATGCACATGGTCTACATTCCAAAACATGAATGACATTCCGTGTATTAGTGCAAAATACCCTGCTTCTTGTAACTCTGTATCAAATTCTTCACCTAATTTTGATTTGATTTCTGCATCTTCAAATTGAATCCCATTTCCTAGGGAATAGTTGTTTCTTTGCATATTAAGGCTTCTGAAGAAATTACTACACAATCTGTTGTTAGCACTATTTGTATCAATCTTCTTTTCACCGATATTGTCTGTATATATTTTTAAAAACTTGCTGATAGTTGTATTTCTCTGTTTGTCATACTCATCAGCATCTAAAGCAACTCTATATGCTTCTGAAGCCTTATGCATCGAAATAGCATATCCAATTACTTTGGATAAGTTGCCTGCTTGTGTGTCTCTTTGAAAATCTTGAAATGTGTACAATTCATTCTCCCTTGTTTGTTCTTCTGACTAAATACTTTGTTCTTACAAAATACCTCGTTGCATCCATTGCATGGTCATTTTCTTTTAGTGGTGCATCTTCACCACGCTCGCTTGCTTTCTCATCCCATGAATAAATTCCAAATTCGCCTATTGTGTTTACACAACAATCGCAGAAGGCAAGTAACTGATTTGCAAGCATCGTTGATACATCGTCTATGCCTTCTTTAACATCATTGTCAGCCCTTCTTACGTGGTATCCTTTTCTTCGTATCTCAGTAATTAATGCTGATGCTGATGGGTCAACAATAATAGCTCTCGGTTCTATTCCGTTAAGCATTTGAATAAGTCCTTTCACGTGCTCAGAAACCGTCTTCTGATAATGGTTATCACGTCCACTATAGTAATACTCATTTAAACAAATCCAACGCTTAGAACCCACTTCTTTTTGCCATAGAAGGAATACTGTAGCGTTCTGAATACCATAGTCTGACGAAACATAATAGTCACCTTCTGTTTGTACAGCATCTTTTCTTACAACGTGGATATCTTTGTTAAACATTGGATATACAAGTCCTTCTGCATTGCATCTCTCTCCAAGGATGTCTCTTCTGTACCATACAGAATTCTTGTCATACTGTGATTCTATGTCACGAATACGTTCTTCAGTGATTGATGCATTGTCTCGTATCGTGAAATGCTCATAGTTATATCTTTCACCATATGTTTCTTCGAACTTGTCAATGTAATCTTTGTAAATGAAGTTTGCAGGAGACGATGGGTTTAAATCCCAAAAAACACGTCTTGTTTTAGATGCGAGCTGTCTGTTGAATGCGTCTTTTATGAACGAATCATGGTGCAAGTTTATTTCAGTTGCTATCCACATTCCATAAGAGTTACCACGAATTTTTTTAAAACTGTCAGCCTTGCTTCCACCAACAAAGATGACAATGTATTCTCTGTTTGCTGTCTTAATCCTTAAACATTCATTTCCTTTGAATTTTGACCATTTACAACGTCCTCTGAATATATACTCAAGTCCAAATCCGTTGCAGTCACCAATGTTCAGTTTTGCGTTTGCTGATGTGCTTCCACTTGCAAGATGAATTTTATCCTGCACGCCTAATTCAAGCATCTTTGCAAACATTGCCACATTATCGACTGTCTTACCTGCTCTTACAGCACCTTCTGCAACTGATATCGTTGCTTTGATGCCTTTATGCATATATTCCTTATGCTTTGCAGTCCACTTTGGATGGAGTCTCTTAGAAATCATCTAACCCTGCGTCCTTGAAATATGATTCAGTATCTTCTTGATCTAATGATTCTTCTGGATTATCTCTCTGACCCAATTTCTGTTTTCCAAGGAAAATAAGCATTGGTACATTTCCTTTTAACGCAACTTCTTGCTGTTTTCTTCTTAATGACATTTTTCCAAAAGAGCTGAACTTTTTATATATTTCGGAAAAACTCACTTTATATGTTCGTTTGCACCATTTATTAAGTGTTTTATCTGTCACATTTAAAATTAAACATATTTCTTCTTGCGTACACCAAATAGAGCAAAGAGCTTCAAATTGTTTTCTGTCTAATTCTTTTAAAGGTCTAGCCATGTTATCACCACCTTTTACATGCTCCTTTTCGATACCATTTTGGTTTAAAAGATGCTCACCGTTCCGCAAAAAAAGACAACCTCGTGAGAGATCAATGCAAGTAAGTTAAGAGATTTGACAAATTGACTGAAATTTGAAGTTCTACAATAAACTGTAGGACTTCTTTTTTTTTCTTCTTTTTTTGCTGAAAAGGGCTTGACAGTTTCAGAAAATCCGGGCCGCTCCGCGGCCGTTGTTTAAGTATGAGACATCGGAGGTACTCATACTTATGAAATATGTTTTCTTTTCAATCGATTCTGAATATAGAAATCTGAATCTGTCTTCTCAATGTTTATTTGTTTTGTGTCTTTATTTTCAGATATTAATTTCTTTTACTTTCCTTCCTGTACGGTCGCTTTTTCTCAGAGGAATTTCTTATGCTGGATAATATTGAACTTATCGTGGATAATTATGCCAAGGAAGGAATTCTGTTTTACCATGACCTGATCTCCTGCTTTAATGGCAGCTCCTTCTCCAGGATCCGCAAATTATCAACTCTGGATATTCTTTTCCAGATGATCAACAGACATGGCAGAACTCAATGGGCAGAGGTTCAGGAACTCTGCGA